CACGCCCTCAAAACCTTGTAAGGCTAAAACAACACATCCCACCCTATGCAACGTGGGTGGTGATGATGGACGCAAATTGCGACTTCAAGGGAACAGCAGGCGCAAACATCACACACTACTCAAGTCGCACAGGCGATATGGGCAACCCCCTACGCAATGAGTTCCTTGAGTTGTATGCTGACTCCTTTACGAAAGAGGATTGGGTTTACTATCTGGATGATGACAATGTACTGCACCCAAAGTTCCTTGAGGAGTGGAACAATCTGCATTCACTTGATTGCTCAATCGTAACGTGGGGACAGGTGGGTAGGCTACGCCCTACCGACCAACCAAGAGTCGGCAACATAGACACCGCCTGCTATATGTTCAAACCCCACGACCTGCCCAACCTACGCTTTGAGATGACGTATGAGGCAGACGGTACTTTTGCTCAAGCAGCATCCGAGCAAGGAACACTTATCTGCGTAGAGCAGTACCTTTGCTACTACAACGCATTACGATGAAAAACTCAAAAGACATAGACGGGTGGTTCAACCACCACGCAGCATACGACTACCTACTTGCCAATATGCCTAAAGACGGCACGTTCGTGGAACTGGGTGCGTGGCTCGGTAAGTCATCGGCCTACCTATGCGACAAAGCAACATCCCAAGAAATCATAATCATAGACACTTGGAAGGGTTCGCTAAACGAACTAACCACCACCCATAAGCTTGCAACGGAGGTGGACATCTACAAATTGTTTGTGCAGAATATGGGAGACCGTAAGTACAAAGCAATCAAAGCAACATCCAAAGCAGCATCAAAGAAGTTCGCCAACGAATCATTAGACGTGGTATTCATAGACCTCGCCCATACCTATGAGGCGGTAAAGGAAGATATAAGGCTATGGCTACCCAAAGTAAAGAAGGGAGGCTACATCGCAGGAGATGACTACCACGAACATTGGAAGGGAGTAATCCAAGCGGTAGATGAGTTGCTGTCTCACGCCACGTTCATAGATGACTGTTGGATTTACCAAAGGTGAAGAACCACACAAAGGTCTACCTAAAGGCATTTGGCTACGACACAAACTCGTGGATTGCCTGTGAGATGTGTGGAGGTACTGCCGTTGACATCCACCACATAGAGTCCAGAGGAATGGGTGGAAGCAAACTAGCAGACACCATTGAGAACCTTATGGCTCTGTGCAGACCCTGCCACGTCACATACGGTGACATCAAGGAATGGAAGGAGCGACTTCAAGCAACACACAACCACCACCTATCAAAAAGAGTTATTTAGTTATGCAAAGAGCAGCAATCGGTACAATCATACCAAACCCAACCAACCCAAGAATCATAAAGGATGACAAGTTCAAGAAGCTTGTAAAGTCCATACAGGAGTTCCCACAGATGCTTGAGCTGCGCCCAATCGTAGTAGATGGCAATATGGTCGTGCTTGGGGGGAATATGCGCCTTAAAGCCTGTATTGCCGCAGGACTGAAGGAAGTACCCATCATCATTGCCGACCAACTGACGGATGCGCAGAAGGGTGAGTTTATCATCAAAGACAACGTAGGCTTTGGCGAATGGGATTGGGACTTGCTTGCGAACGAGTGGGATGTAGAGACATTGCAAGATTGGGGACTTGAGCTGCCCTTTGACAATACCCCCGTGCTTGAAGCGGAGGAGGATGACTACGAAGCACCATCCGAAATAAAGACAGACGTAGTTTTAGGGGACTTGATAGAGATAGGAAACCACCGTCTGCTATGTGGAGACTCTACGGATAGCGACCAAGTAGCAAAGCTTATGAACGGAGAGAAAGCTGACCTCGCTCACAACGACCCTCCATACGGGATGAAGAAGGAGAATGATGGAGTTCTAAACGACAACCTTAACTATGATGACTTGCTTGAATTTAACGAGCAATGGATTCCACTTCAGTTCAGTCACCTCAAGGAGAACGGCTCTTGGTACTGTTGGGGCATTGATGAGCCGCTTATGGATATTTATAGCAACATCATTCGACCATATCAAAAAGAAGGCAAATTGACATTTAGAAACTTAATAACTTGGTTTAAAAATCCAAGTGGATTAGGAGATGGTCAAAACAATTCAATAGCTCGCAGTTACGGAATCATAACTGAAAAGTGCTTATTTTTAATGTTAGGGGTTGAAGAGTTTAATAATAACGCTGATAATTATTTTGATGGGTTTGATTCTGTTAGAGAATATCTTATGACTCAAAGAAATAAAATGGGATGGTCTTCATCTGATATAATTGAAATAACAGGAAAAACAACAGCTTCACATTATTTTAGTAAAAGTCAATGGAGTTTCCCAACTCGTGAGCATTATGATTCAATTCGTGCCGCAACTAATGGTGCAGCATTCCACAAAGACTATGATACACTTCGAGAAGAATACGAAAAAATAAAGAAGGAGTATGATTTAACTAAAAAGGAATACTACTCCACTCGTGCCCACTTCAACAATACACACGATAAGATGACTGAAGTATGGCAATTTGATAGGCACAAAAGAGATGGTACCGAAGGAGGTCACGCAACACCTAAACCGATTCTACTTTGTGAGCGTGTAATTAAAAGCAGTTCGCCCGATGGTGGTCTCGTGATTGATTCTTTTATGGGCAGCGGCTCCACAATGGTGGCAGCTCACCAACTCAACCGAAAGTGCTATGGTATGGAACTTGACCCCAAGTATTGCCAAGTCATAATAGACCGAATGCACAAGCTCGACCCATCCTTTAAAATCAAAATAAACGGCAAGCCTTATGACAAGTAGTGACATCCATAAAAAGGCAATGCTTGATGCGTTGGAGAAATCTTTGGGGGTTGTTACCTCCGCTTGCAAGAGCGTTGACATCGCACGGCAAACGCATTACCGATGGCTGCAAGAGGACAAAGAATATAAAGCAGCAGTCGAAGAACTATCAGACGTAGCCATTGACTTTGCAGAGAGCCAGTTGCACAAGCAGATAAAGGAGGGCAACTCAACCGCTACTATCTTTTTTCTAAAGACCAAAGGCAAGAAACGTGGGTACATAGAGAGGCAAGAGGTAGACGTATCTTCGGGCAAGCTATTTCAAATTGAAGTGCTTGGAGAAGATTCAGACCAATAAAGTATATAACCACCTAAAGCGCAGCGACAAGAAGATAGTCGTTGAGCAGGGCGGTACTCGTAGTGGGAAGACTTACAACATCCTGCTATGGGTGATTTTCTATTATAGCACACAGGAAACAAACAAGACAATTACCATCTGTCGTAAGACGTTCCCTTCGCTTCGTGCTTCGGTGATGCGTGACTTCTTTGAGATACTGCGCACAAACGACCTGTACAACGAGGCGTACCACAACAGGTCAAGCCACGAGTATTACCTAAACGGCAACCTTGTGGAGTTTATCAGCCTCGACCAACCGCAGAAGATACGAGGGCGCAAGCGCAACCTCCTGTACATTAACGAAGCCAACGAGCTGACCTTTGAGGATTGGCAGCAGCTAATAATGCGGACAGAGGACAGGGCAATCCTTGACTACAACCCTTCGGATGCATTCCATTGGATTTATGATAAGGTTGTAACCCGTGATGACTGCGAGTTCCATCAAACCACCTACCTTGATAATCCGTTCCTTGATAGCAGCATCCGAAATGAAATAGAACGGTTAAGAGATACCGATAGCGACTATTGGAGAATCTACGGACTCGGTGAACGTGGTATGAGCAGAGCCACCATCTTCCAATACGGACAAGCAGAGATACCAACGGATGCCACACTCCTGTGTCACGGGATGGACTTCGGGTACACCAATGACCCCACCGCACTTGTAGCGGTGTACAAATCGGGGGACAACCTGTATGTGGATGAATTGATTTACCGCACAGGTATGACCAACCCCGACATCAGCAACGTACTGAAGTCCCTAAACCTTGACAGACGCACGGAGGTATTTGCTGACTCTGCTGAGCCCAAATCTATTGAGGAGCTGCATCGTATGGGGTGGAACGTGAAACCCACGCAGAAGGGCGCAGATAGCGTTATAGTGGGCATTGACGTACTGAAGCGGCACAAGCTATTCGTAACCCCACGAAGCAGCAACCTAATCAAAGAACTTCAGAATTACAAATGGGTAGAAGACAAGAACGGCAACCTGCTCAACAAACCCATAGATGCATTCAACCACGCCATCGATGCGCTGCGTTACGCAACGTATAACAAGTTGAGCCGCCCTAACTTTGGCAGGTATGCCATACGCTAAAACTAAAAGGTTATTTTAATACAATGAAACTCTTTGTACCCAACCAGATGAACGAGATAAAACTCGTTGACTACCAAAAGTTCATCCGACTTGAGGGAGATGATGAATTTCTATCTCGTAAGGCCGTTGAAATCTTTTGTGGTTTATCAATGGATGTCATCCTCCAGATGAAGGCATCAAGCCTACAAAAGACCGCAGCCGTACTTTCTAAAGCGTTCACAGAAAAGCCTCCGCTCACAAATCGGTTCACCATTGGCAAACAGGAGTTCGGGTTTATCCCTTCGCTTGATGAAATAACAGTAGGGGAGTTAAACGACCTCGACGAGTATATTTCGGATTGGCAGCAGCTCCACAAGGCATTAGCGGTTCTGTACCGCCCTGTGACTGCTCGCCTTGCCAACCGATACGACATTGAAGAATATCAAGGGACTGCCAAGTACGCTGAAGTGATGAAGTCTGCACCGCTAAACGTGGCGATTGGTGCAATGGTTTTTTTTTGGACTTTAGGAAAAGATTTGTCGCTGGCTTCCCTGAAATCTTTGGCGAAGGAGAATCAGATGAATTTAGCCCCGCTTCACAATTTGCTAAAAAATGGGGATGGCTTCCTATCTACCACCAACTCGCTGGCGGTGATGCTCTTAAGTTTGAAGCCGTCTCCAAACTCCCCGCAGCATTCGCCTTCACCTACCTCACCTTTGAAAAAGACCGCCTCGAAACAGAGAGCAAGGTTCTCCAAAAACAACTAAAACGATGAGACAGTTCTACGACATCACCACCAAGCTAAAAGACACCCTTGACGCTCATAGCCAAGTAAACGTAGTAACGTTTGGCGATGTCTTTGATGTGGACTTAAACAAGCAGACCATCTTCCCTCTGTCGCACATTATGATAAACCAAGCCTCCTTCGAGGGGCAGGTAGTGCGGATGAGCGTTAGCCTAATCTGTATGGATGTGATTGATGAGACCAAAGAAAATCCTCGCAGCCAAGCCGAGCCGTTCTACGGAACGAGCAACGTGCAAGACATCCTAAACACGCAGCTTGCGGTCATCAACGATGTGGTGCAGGAATTGCGCAGGGGTCAGTTGTACTCCGACCTTTATCAGTTGGATGGCAACCCAACGTGCCTACCCTTTACAGAGAGGTTCGAGAACCTGCTTGCGGGGTGGACTGCTACGTTTGACGTGCTGCTTGCTAACACCGAAATCAGCGTCTGCTAAATGCAAGTCCGTCAAGATTTGGTAAAGGCAAGCCTTGAGAAGTTTGCTAAAGGCG